GATTTCATTTGTTGGATCATTTTTGTGATGACGACTGCTTTGGCCGATGCAATCTCGTTCTCAGGGATAACTTGCGATGCCCACGGTGTGGAGTTCGTAAGCTGCACGGATGGGTTGCTGGCATTGCGCGAGCGATCCTGCACCGATCCACTGCCTGTGTTGCGTGTCACCCAGCCGGGAATGCCGCGAGTCATCGATCCTTGGACTACCTGCGGGAGTTGTTTTGCACACTCAGCCCATCCTGCCTTGGACAAACCGACGAGCTTAATCACACTGGTAATGTAGGAGTTAAGCTCCCCCTGTTTTGCAATTGTCAGATTCGTGCCGCGAGATTTCGTGCGGCCTGTGGTGCTGTTTCTCGCTGCCCTGTGAGTGCTCTTGATAGCCCCGCCAGAAATGATCTCCATGCCACCCCAAGTCTTTAGAAAACCGATATTGGAAAAGACCTTCTCTACGACATCAAACCTGCCGCCAGAGACCAAGGATAACAACCTGCCGCGTATTTTTTCGGCGTTGACCCGTGATGCCATCTGGGTCAGTTGCTCTCCGGTCTTGATAATTTTGCCGATGTCTTTCGTTGTGCGTTCTTCCCCAGCCACCCGCGCTTTGTTATCATCCCCGAACGGTTGGGTTCGCCGTGCTAATTCGACGCAGAGGAGCCGTGCACTTGCGACGACTGCGTCAGGGATTGTTTGCTCCCGTATCTGTGCGTAATCGGTCAAAATGTTTTCTAATTTTGTCGCTGTAAATTTGAATTTAGGCATTGCCTTTTAATACGGCATCGAGTGCTGCGTCTATTGAGGCGAGAGCGTCAACCGATGCCGTCGTGCGGTTGCGCGTCCATCTCGGTTTGCGGCCGGTCGCGAGCGAGTCGCAGAACAAAATCTGCAATCCTGCCGCAAACGGAACCTCCTCCATACATTCGCGAAAGCCCCAGCCGGTCGCCTTTGCAAGCCTGTAAACATAGCCTGCGAGCCAACCAGGGCCGCTTAGTTTTTTGAGCCGTTTCCTGATGTCTCGCTGGACGCAGCAGCGTAGCGTTCAAAAGCCTTCGCCATGATGGATGCAATTGCATTCATTTCGCTGTGATGGACGACATTTTTATCCATCCAAGAATCCACGGCGTTGAGAAAATCTTCCCTGTCGTTCACGCTTTTCTGAATCTCTGAGCGTGGTGCGGAGTGTAGGAATGCAAATGCTGCCGACTTCCAAATTAAGTCTTTATCGTCTGCGAAAACTTGATTGCGTTGCATCCAACTCACGCTGAGTGCGGTGATCGGGCGGAGTTCAAGGCCTCCAAATTTCATCGGCCCCTCTGTCATCCCCTCTTCGCGGAGGATGTCGTCATCCTTTTCCATATCTCTGTTTTTTTTCATAATTTTGTAGCAAGAATCTTTTTGTCGGCATCAGTCGCGTCTTCGCGAATCGCAATGCGTTTGCCATTTCGCTCGATAATGATGCGCCTTGGTGTGCCGTGGACGAGATCAACAAGCGTGTCACGGTTGAGTAAAGCAGCCCGGATGTAGTTAATCGGGTTCTCTGGGTCGGATGCGTCGAGTGCATCGCCTTCCTTCGTCATTCCCAGCACGACATCGCGTGCCTTTGCGCCTGTGGTAGAGAGATCGTCAAACCAGAAAATGGTTGATTCTTTTCCGTCCGGGCGAACCATTCGAGTGACTGGTTCTGGTTGCTTCATCGCAAATCCCATTGTTGCGAGAGCGGTTGCGACCTTGATATTCGCGGTGTAAAAATATGTTTCTTTGTCGTTGTATGTTTCGATCATAAATATTTGTAAAATCTGTCGCGACAAAATCTGTCGTGGCAGGAATGAGCCGTCCTGCCAGCGGCATCCAGCTTAGAGCGAGGGATACTGAGTCGCCTCGATCGAGAGGGTCTTGAAGGCATCAGAGCCTTGCTCAGAGGAGACAGAATCGACAACGATCTTGCCGCCGGTCACACCGAACTCGGTTGTTGTATTTGCAAGCGTAAGCAGCCCGCCGATTGTGGCAGTTGCAACGCCTGACGATCCATTGATCGCACCTGTCAAAGAGATTGTGGCGGTCCGCCCGTAGTGAGATACTGCAACGATGTCGCCATCTTCGTCCATGAGTTCAGCTTTTTGCGACTGAACGGAACGAGAAAACGAGGAGAGGATGATGCCGGTTTCGGCGGTGGCGCCGAAGATTACACTTGCGGCGGTAGATGATGTGATAACAGATGCGGCCATGACTTGGCCGAAGTGTCAACTCACATCAGTCCGGCGTGCACCGTAAGCGAAACCGACCGCTCGAAATGCCGCTCACTTGAGGTCTGCGAAACTCCGCCGTCGCGAAGGATTCCAAAAACAAAGCAGTGCTGCGGCCGAATCGCGTTGATCCTGGGGATTAAAGTTTCAATGTTGTGGGTGACGCACAACACCTGTGCAAAGTAGCTCTCCAAATCCTGCGCGGTCGAGTCGTCTGCCTGCACCAGCAAGGCGACAGCAACCTCGAATTGGAAGATCGCGGAGTTCGTAATGCTCTCCCGCTGCCGGGTAACTTTGACGAATACCGCTGGCAGCGTCATCGCGCTGAAGTTTTCCGCTACCGTAATAGATACCGAGTTGCCCAGCTCGTGCTGCAAAGCCTGGATGAATGCGTCGGTGAGTGCCTTTTCCAGCGTCTGCGTGATGTTTGCGGGCGGCTTTTGCGGAGCCGGAGGCATGAGAATTGGCGGAAAGAACAGGCTCATTTGTTTAGGTCTTCGAGTGAAAAGTCGACCGACACGGCATCTTGTGAAAGCTCTGCTGACAGCACACGAAACTTAGCTCCGTCGATTGTGAGCGTGTCGCCAAGCTGGATGAGTTGCGTGGTCGTATCGTAAGCGGTAGTTATCGACATTGAAACAGTGCTCATAAATCCACCGTCACCAAGATTGTTCTCGCGCCGAAACGCAGTGCGTGCAGATTGGAATGTCTTGCCTTCGTGCGAGACCGTAATTGGAAGCTCTCCAACAATGGCAGAGAGGTCGGATCGCATGAAGTCGGCAAGTGTGTTCATATCAGGCCGGTAGCCTTGCAAAGCCGCTCGTATTCACTGCCCTTGGCAGGCTTCTCCTTACTCGTGTTGTGAGTCGCGTTGCTCCAGTGAATTATATCGTAGGTCTGCGCTGCCGGGTGCGTGTATGGTGATTCGGGAACACCGCCACAATCGAAGTAATTTTCAAAGGTATTAACCGCCAGCCCTTGGAAAACCAACTGGCGAAACATCGCCACCATCGCTTCGTGCCAGTTGCGCCCTGCCATCCCGTCCACAAGCATGCGCTCGATGATTTGCTTCATGCTGGCGGCGTATGCGCTGCCCTTGGGGATCGACATAACGACAGGCGAAACCATCGAAAGCCACGGAGTGAAGGTGTAGTCCTCGGCAACGATTGGCTTAGTTATCGCTGCATCCATCTGCACCCAGATTCCACCGTGCTCGTGCAGAGTTTTGAATGCAAAATAGTCGCTCCAATGTGCGAGCGATCCGATGCCCCCATTCGGCAAGTGGTGCAACGGATCGCCCGCGAAGCCGACGGGCGGCAGTGTGTCTTTTGGTAGCATCTCAACGGTCACACCTTTTGGAATGCCGGCGAGTTTTGACTGCACCCACAGCACCGGGTCGTGACCTGCGTCAATCAAAAGCTGTAAGGTCAATTTTTCCATCAGGCCGAGCTTCGTCCCGATCCACACTGAATGCGTCTGTGTCATCTCCTTGCGAGGATTGTCAATCCGTTGCAGTTTTCGTAGTGCTCCGCAACCTTCCAATGGGGGTTGATTTCCATCCATGCGTGGATGGCTTCGTTGATGCCTCTGCCGTTGTCCTCTCCCACAGCTCCGAACGCGACCGTGTCGTGAAACACGATGTATTTGCTTGCTTGGTTGCCGTGCTTTTGAAGCTCGCCTTTTACCTGATCATAGGAATGGAGCGTGTCGATAAACAAAAGCTCCGTCGGCTCGATCATCGGAATGTCGAGCGTTGACCCTTGCGTAAAAGTCCAGTCCGTATCGAGTTGGTTGTGGATCGCGTAGACATTAAAGAAGTCGTGCAGATCGTGGCTTCGCAGAACTGCCTTTGGATTGTCGCTCAGTCCGTGCAGGAACGAATATGTTGACATGCCGGTGCGAACTCCAAACTCGGTGACGTGGTCACACTCCGCCGCGAGCTGCGAAAGGCGAACCATGTGCTCGTTGATGTCGCCTACAATCCCACGGCTGCGGTGAAATATATTAGAGATCGGCCACGTCTTGGAAAACACACGCGATCCGAAATCGTAAGCAAGGCGAGAGTTTTGGATTTTCACGATGTCATCTTCGTCTCTGCTGCCGTTGCTCGGATGGTCGTGCTGCCATTGCAATCCTTTCACGGACAGGATTGGAGCCTTGAGCATTGCCCGATTCGTGAAGTCATTGTCGCAAAAAACTCCGTGGTATTTCGGACAAAAAACATATTCAAGATGGTCGTAGAGTGCGCGAGACAGCACGGGATGACACATAAGACCGTCCTGACGAACGGAGTCTGGGACATAGCAAGACCATTTTTGCTTCGGGTCTGGCAGCTTGCGAAGTTGGGTATCCCAGCCCTGCGGGGGCGTGAGATCGTCGGCAATCACCACTAAAATATCCCCTGTGGAAAACTGAGCGCAGACATTCCAGTTTGCCACGCTTGACGAGGCCCACGCTGGCGGTGGCGTGGTGCACCACCAGTAAGCCTGTGCCACTGTAAATGCCTTGATGCTTTCCATGTCGTCGCTCTGGATTCCAAAGATATGCTCAACCTGAGCGGCATCATCCGCCCGGTCGATCCATATTTTGCGTGTTGCGAGTGCGCGTTCTGGCGTGCCACGGGTGGCGTGAAGTAGTGAGATCATTTTATTGTGTTGTTTATTTCGTTGTTTATTTGGTTGAAAAGTTTTTCCGCACGCTCTCTCTCCACAGGTTCCGCCACCCTCCGATATGTATCGTCGAGCGAACGATTCTCAAAAGCCGGGTGGTGATGAACGAGAGCAATGTCACGACCATTAATGATCGCTCCAGCCTTCGCGGCACGAACGGTGAAGTCCGCATCACTAAATTGGTTTTTGAATCTGGGGTCGAAGAGTCCGTGTTGCTCATAATATTTTCGAGTGATAATTGCCATCGTGATCAGTTCGTCAGTTCGATACCCGTCGTTTGTTCGCAGAACCTGCGCTGCGCTTGTATCCATACGGTCGTCCAGCATATCATCCCATCCAGGAGGCGGCTCGATGTCGTCCGAAAGTTGTATCAAAATCTCGCCCGTGCAGTTCTGCGCCGCGAGATTCCAAGCACCGACTGAAAAGCCACCCGTGGTCTGCACTACTCCGCCGAATCGGTTGAGGGTTGCTGCTGTTTCGTCGTCATAATCGACGGTAAAGATGTGCTCGACTCGCTCCGGATTGTTTGCTCGCTGAAGCCACAAGGTCATATTCTGGATTGCTGCAATCGGTCTCCCACGGGTCGCATGCAGCAACGATATGCGTGTGCCCTGTGCTTCGCGCAGGATCGCTTGATCGACCGCAAACGCTCCTTGTGCATCACCAAGCTCACGCAAGCACCATCCGCGCAACTTGCGGGCCTTCCATCCATACCACTCTTTTTTGTGCGTCCACTGAGGGAACGAAGGCACTGGTATTTTTTCCATCGCATCCACAATTTCCAGCGCGGCTTCCGACTCTCCGCAATCGAGCAAGATCGACGCTTCGATCGCGTAGGCTTCGCGTCTGTTGAGATCGAGTGCCTTTGCGCGGCGAGCAAGCTTTAGAGCCGAATCGGTGTGGCTCATGTTGCTCAAATTAAGAAGCACTTCGTAGCGGTGGACTGCGTCAAGATCACGCAGTGCAAGAGACTCCGCGCCGTAGCGCAAAGCGTTCTCGGTGTCTCCAACAATCATCCGCTCGTAGTGCAGGTAAAATTTGAAATGCGACGACATCCGATCGTGGTGTGCGAGGATGCGTAGGTTGCGGTCGTTGCTGGGCCTGCGTCCGAGAGCAGGCCGGTGCTCAATCTCCAAATCGCGGCGGAGAAGAATCTTGCGTGGCAGCGGCTCGCCATCTTCACCGCTTGGGGGGTGTGCGTTCTCGTGGACAGGTCTCCACCACCAGGCTGAATCTTTGCGAAAGAACCGCTCGCGTGGGGCGCGCTTGCCCTGTTCGGTGATGACGTAGTCGGTGAGCACCCAGTGCACTTCGGGATTGACTTCGCGGAGCATCTTCAGATGCGGCTCAACCATGTTCTCGGCAAGCACATCGTCGCAGTCTGCCCACATGACCCAGTCGCCGTCATCAATCAGCGAATATGCGATTTCAAAAGCATCATTTCTCGCGGCAGCAAAGTCGTCCACATGCGGCCACGATCCACACAGCGGAGAGTTGCGATACTCGCTGACCCTGCACCCAAGCCCCTCAGCAATGTCCAAGGTTGCGTCCGGCTTTAGACTACCGATGGCTCGCACAACCACGATCTCGTTGCAGATTTTTTGCAGCGATAAAACGCATCGCTCGATTCTTTCTTCTTCATTGCCGCAAATTAGAGCGGCTACCAAACGCGGTTGTGTGCTCATCTTCCCCATTGTTAGCATCCTTCAAGATTATTTGCGAAAACAAAAAAGCCGGGGATTGCTCCCCGGCTCTCTCGTATGAAAAACCAAACCAAACCGACACCGAAATTAGAGTCCGGTCGTGATACGGATCACACTTGATCCGTCGATGACTTTCTCAGAAACGTGCTGGCGAACACGCAGGACGTTGGAGCGACGAGCTTCGTCGCGGTAGGTCTCTGCAACGAATGGCACTGGTGAATCAGCGCCCCAGAGGATCGACCGTCCGAATCCACCTGCGACAAACTCTCCACCGACCACATGAGCGAGGGCGATGTAGGTGTCAGCCCAGATGAAGGTGCCTGAGTAGGCCTTACCTTTGGCGGCAGAATTTTTAGGAGCGCGACCGACAAGCACTTGATCAACACCGACCGCTTGAGCAACTTCTTGCTCGGAGAGCAGACGGGTGCTGTTGGTGGCGACAACGCCGAACATTTGATTTTGAACCTTGGTGGAGCGACGAACGCGCTCGAACAAAGTGGCTGAAAGGATCAGCGTGTTTGGGAGCACACCAACCTTGGCGAGTTCGAGTTTGCCAGCGGCAACGTCGGCAGGGAGATCGAAGCTGGTGATGTTCGCTTCTGTGTAGGCGGCTGTTGCTCCAGCACCGGAGATGGCGGTGAGACCGTTAGCAGCGAAGGCTGCGGCGGCAACACGTGTCTCGTGACCAATTTGGATTTGGTTCAGGAGCATGTCAGCGAGGGCGACTTCGACATCGAGGAAGCGAGCGAGATCACGCTGTGTTGCGTCAGGAAGAATCTCTTCAAGACCAAACTCAGTAGTGGCGAATGTGTCGCTGACGAACTTGCGGGACACCCGAGGATAGGCGGAACCGGCAGCGATCTTGGTCGCATCGTCGTTGAGTGCCTCGGACTGACCGAGATTGATTTTGAGATACTCGCCAGAGCGAACATCGGCAACGTAGATCGGCATGACTTGCGCGCCGATAAAGAGATTGGCTTTGTTGCTACGGCCTTCGTAAACAGCCTGGGCGATGTCGCCGCGAATTGTGGTAGAGGATAACATATTGTTAGGATTTTAAGGGTTTACTTTTGAACGATGTATTCGACGACTTCGCCTGTGGCTCCGTTTTCAACGGCGATGCCGAGAGTCAGACCAGAGGTGAGGAGAGTCCCGACGATTACTCCGCCAGTTGTGGCGAACACGTTGGCTCCTGCGGTAACTGGGCCGGGCGACACGATGCCGAATTGAGTTGGTGCGAACAGCTTGACTGCACCTACGCCGGAAGCGTCAACATCGTCCTGCACAACGCCGATGGCGAGTGAGGCTGTGACGAGCGCAGCGGCTGCATTGTCGCCGGTGACGGCTACGAGTGTGTTCGCAGAAATCGCCGAGGCGAATGTGAAGCTGCGAAATGTATTGTCGATTTGAGTTGCCATATTAGTGGGTATTAAAAGTTGAGTTGATTGGAGTCGCGAAGAGCGATGTATTCAGCGGGGTGATTGGTCATCGCGAATTTGATAGCGGAAGTGCGGCTACCGAGTTCGCGAGTTTTGTTGTCGATGATGGATTTGATCGAGAGCTTCTCGGCTTCGTTTGCGACCGTGCTGGCCTTGAGCGGAGCGGCTCCAAAATTGGAGATGATGAGATCGAGTTTGGCGGAGAGCTTGGACATTTCAGAATCCTTCTCTTCGTCCTTGGGAGCGTCTTCCATCTTCTCTTCGTCCTTGGGCATCTCTTCCATTTTGCTCTTGTAATCGCCGAAGGCGGTTTCGAGAGCGGTGAGGCGTTCAACAATATCTGCGATGGACACTGTGTCCTCCTCGCCGTCTTCCATTTTGTTTTTGTCGTCGATCATTTCTTTGGCGGAGGTGTCAACCGACTTTGCCGTAAAACTGAAAAGTCCGGTGGGATTTGCTGCTGGAGTTTGGACAAGATCGGCGGAGTAAAGTTCCGTGCAGGATGCGAAGGATCGGCCATCCTTCTTGCGAACTGGGCCGCTGAAAGCGATGGAGATTCCGAAGGTGTCCGGCATGCGGGAAGCGATCTCGAGCACGTAGGCTCGCTTCTCTGCGGTCTCAAGGAGGTTTAGATCGGCAACCAACTTTTTTCCGACGATGCGAAAGTTGTCGCAGAAGCCCACGATGTCTTTAATCCCTGCGCCGTGGTCGAGATTGACCTTTACGCCACCGGCGTAAGACTCCGCACACGCTTTCACTTCCTGCAATGTTATGTCGTCCACAAAAAGCCCGTGGCCTTTTGCCTCTCCTACAGAAATGATTGATACGCCTTCGATGATGTCCATGCCTTGGGCGGCATGTCAACGGAGGGGAGCGAGTGTTAGGCTTCGCGCTCTGCTCTGTTGCGCCGGAACTGCTGGAGTGCTGCGGTAGCGAGTGCGCGAATAATGTTTTGATCCTGCTCTTTGCAGCCCACCAGCCGGAAGGATGTCGAGACATGCGGTTTGATTCGCGAAGCAGAGAGGTTGTGTGTGCATCCTGCTAAGTCGGTAGTCGCACCGAGATGGTAGGTCGGCTGCGTTGTTCTGGCCTTTAGCCTGGTGCTGCCAGTCTGAACTCGTGCCGAGATCACAATCTCGACCGATGCGGTCGTGAGATTGCCGACGACTCCGTTTATTTTTACGACGACTGCTGGGCGATCGTATCTGCGGAAGTGGGTGTAGGTGCCGCCTGAATCAATAACGACAATAGGCGGCGGTGTAGGCGGTGCCTCGCCTGTCTGGAGCAAGCCTTGCGAGCCGATCGAGATCGGCGTGGGACTTGGCAGCAAGCCCTGCGTTGCGATGAGCAGGCTGGTCAGGATCGTCATTAGTCGCGAGAGACGGTGGTCGTGGTGGTGCCGTCGCCGCTGATCGTCTGCGAGATCGCCCCAGCGATGCGGCTGGTGGGTGTGACGGTGAGTGCATCTCCGGTCTTCAGTCCGTGGATCGCGTGGATTTCTCCGATCTCATCAAGCTCTGGAGTGAGTTCCGTGCGGATTGCTGTCGAAACATAATCCTGCGAAAACTCCCCTGTCGGCAACATCACATAAGCACTCTCAGTTGTCGGCGTGGTCGCCCAAGCGCGATCGACAGTTGCCGTGCGTGTTGAGCCGACGTAGCCCACTACGCGGCGGGCCTGATCTGCGCCTGTGCCAGAGCGGATGAAAACAACCTGGCCGTTGTAGGCATCGTCTGTCGTGGATGCGCTGGCATTGAGAATAATTGTATTGCTCGATCCGCCAGTCGCTGCGCCTTCGTTGACGTGCTCGCGACCGGCGTTGGCGACGATTACATAATTACTGGTGGCGTCCGGCGGCACTCGCCAATCGCGATCCACAATCGCCGTCTTTGTCGCGCCGCGATACTCAAGGATGTTGCGGCATTGGCCCACGCCCGTGCCTTCAACAATGTAGATCAGCGCAGGGTCGTAGGCTCCTGTGATTGCCGATGCGAGACCATTAAAAGTGATCGAGTTCGTCGTGCTCGTCACCGCTGAGTTTTCAAGGATAATCTGGCTCCCAAGAGCACGCAGCCTGCGGCCTGCGCTGCTGGCGATATTGTGCGTCGCGCCAGTGAGCACTTCATCCCAGACGGCATCTGCGATGCCTGCGGTCGTGGCGGTGGAACGGCTGGAGATTGTTGTGTCGATGTTGGTTTTGAGAAGTGTGCCGATTGTGTCGCTTGTCGTGATGGCTGAGAGCAAGTGATCCCACACGCTCGCAGGCGTGAGCGCGGCGGTGCCGGTGGTGGCATCGACGGGGACGCCGAATCCGACGCTGGACGCGGCTGGGACGGCGAGAGTGCCAGTCAAAATGCCGCTCGCGTAGACCGTGCCGAGGCGAACATCTGTGATTGCCGCCTGCCCAAAACTGTTGTCAGCTGTAAACATATCGACGTAAGTCGTTGATCCGTTTAGCGCATAGCGAGTCTTCGCGAGCGTTGGCGTGGATAGTAAAATAAATTTCGGCGTATTGATCGGCACGAACCCGTTAGAAGAATGGATGAACGATCCGCTTGCTCTGACAACAGAGCTTGCATTTGTTGAAATAATAGCATTAGCAAGTGTTGATGCAGTATATGTGCCACCCGATATTGTCAGCGTCGCTGTGCTGGAATTAGTCACGCCTGCGGCGGTTGAGGCCGTGATATTGCCGGTGATTGTGAGTGGGCCTGCGCTGGCATTACTCACGCCTGTCGCAGCGGCAGCGAGGACATTCCCGGTGATTGTTAAAGCTCCGGCTCCGTTATTGGTAACACCAGCGGAAGTTGATGCCGTTACGTTACCAATGACGTTGATGCTTCCAGTCGAGGAATTAAAAACTGCCCCCGCGTTGGTTGCTGATCCGGCCGTTAAGTTCCCAGTTATATTTACTGTTCCAGTTGAAGAATTAATAATGCAATTTGAGTTAATCACCGAGGCGCCAATAACATTCCCAGTCACGCTCAATGTTCCAGACCCAGAGCACAACACGGCCCCTCCTGATCCCGCGCTAGCGGCAGTGCAGTTTCCTACGATGCTCGCCGTTGCTGGCGATGCGGCTGAAAATGTCAAGCAATTTACAGAGAGAGTCGCGCTTTTATGTGTCACGTTTGCCGTCAATGTTACGCCGTTGTTGAGAACGTATGTTCCAGTTCCAGCATTACTCAACTCTGTGCAAGTCACATTTGCCGTGATCGTAATGACGTGCGTGGTCGAAGCTCTCGCTTCGTCCGCCGCACCTGGCACAATGCCACCAACCCAAGTTCCGCCTGCATTAAAATTCCCAGTTGCCGCTGAAAGAATGAGTGCCATTTTTTACAACCCCTTCGCAAAGATAAATTCTTGAATGCTTGCTGAAATTTGAGAGACGGCGGTCGCTGTTGGAGCGTCCACTCCATCAACGCTTCCAAGTGCCATCGAGCGTGCGTAGTCGTTCGCAAGGATGACTTCGCCATTCGCGATACGTGTAGGAACTAAGCGCATCGCCACGTTCGCGTCTTCGCTTGCGTCTGCGTTCACAACGGACGTGATTGCAAGGTTGATCGTGTAGATGTCGTAGGTCTCTCCGTCGATAATGATTGGGTTTGTTGGTTTCATATTTTATGCGAATAAAATCAGAGCAGAGTTCTCGGTCGGAGTTGGGAATTTAAGTTCAAACGCGCCGTCGAAGACTGGCCGCTCGTTGCCGAAGTTCAATGTGCAAAGCACGGAGTTGTTTTTGCTGGCATTGTAGACGATTGCACCGTGTGCCGTAAATGTCGCTCTGTCGATCTTTGCATCGTTAAACGTGATTGCCGCGTTCTTGCCGACAATCTCAGCCTTAAACCCCGTGAGTGTGATCCCGCCGCGAGTGTAGCCTTGGCCGCTGACTTCGCCTTCGTCGGTGTAGTGCGCGGTTGACGGGCCGATGTTCGCTCTCTTCGTATAGAGCGCGATCTTGTAGGTGTCCGTCGGCTGGTGGATGCCAATCAAGAATTGGCGTTTTGCTTCGAGTGCTATGCCTTGAGCGATCATTTATTTTTTCTTTGTAATTGGTTGTTACAGACCGCGAGTCGTTGATCAAAGTCTGGATATTCGGATTCCATCGTGGCGTTGACCATGCACCGGTCAATAAAGTCTTCCTCCTGCTCGCGTGGCTCGGGTTCTGGCATGACCATCGCGGTCTCGTGCTGCACAGCTGTAAAGTTCCCGTGGACATCGTTGACGACTACGGCAAAGTCTCTGACCTCCGGGCGAGTCGCGAGCTTGATGCCTTTCATCTTGTCCGCTGCCCAGACCTGTCCAGCGTCTCCGCCCCACAATGCCCAAGCGATGCGGCCGGCAGACGGGAACCCGTCTTCTCCAGGCTGAAAGCCTTCACCCTTTTTATCGACTTCGTGCCGCGCAAAATACGAGTTCATCCGCTTGACGGTGTCTTCGCTCAGGTTCTTGCCGTTTGAGATGTCGCGAGCGCGAGCAACTCCAATCGATGTTCCTCCGCGCTTGAATTTCTCGCGCCACTCCAAACCTTTTTCCGCTTCTGCCATCATGCCTGCCGTGGGCTTGAAACTCTCGGCAAAGGATGATCTGGCTTGTGTCGGTGCGGGTAGCAGCTCTGGCGTTGGTTCTGGCGTTGGCTCTGGAGTTGGTTCCGTAGGTGCAGGCACAACTGGCTCCGCTTGCTTGCTGTTTGCCATCGGCACCGAGTCCGAAATGTATTGGGCTGGGATTTGATACTCCGCAGCAAGATCAACAATCATCGAAGCCTCTTTAGCTCTCGTCCGCAAAGCCTCTTCGTAATCCTCGCCACCCTCAGAATAGATTTGCGCTGCGGTCTTCAATCCTGCCTTCCAGAGATCGATGTCGGCGCGAGCTTCGCGACCGTAGTCGATACTCGCCTTGCGTGGCCATCCCCAGCGTCCATCCAGTAAATACTCGTTATCAGGGATCAGCCCGCGACTTGCCGCGTCGAGCAGCACAATGTTCTTGATGCGGTCGAGGAATTGCGTCTCCAGCAACCTGCGCCAACGTGCAAATGTGCGATCCGCCATCTCAGCTTCCATCCGCGCCATCGGGCCGGACTTGTCCGCGTCAAAGCTAAATCCGTAAGGTAATCCCACCGACATACAGATGTGAGATTGCACGAGACGGACGAACTCTCCGAACGCTCCGGTCGGGCGGGAGTTCTCGAACATCTCCATTTTCTCCCCCGGGGAAAGATAGTTCATCGTTCCGGGGTCAACGCTTTCGAGCTTTGCTCGTTGGCCAAAGTCGTTCGGCTGCGAGCTTGCGAAGTAGTCGCTGGCTTCAGCCGCACCGGTCTCCGACATGATGATGCCGGTCTGGTAACTCGCAAACTTGATCGCTTGAATCTCGGCCTTCAGTGCTTCCTGTAGGTCTCGAGCGGCGTTGAGTGCCGTAGCAAATGCAGATCGTCCACGGTATTCGTCGAGCCGAGTAGGGTCGAAAAGATGGATGAACTCCGCTGCGGGAATCCGTGTCGGGTCGATGTATTGATTCGAGATCGTCCGAACATAAAGTTCGTATTGGTCGGGCCGTCCGTAGTCATCGAGCACAATGCCGCCGATATAATTGTCCGAGTCGATCAGGCGATTGTAAGGCGATCCGATGCGGTCGCTCTCTACGCTCTGAAGTCGCAGCTCGCCCTGATCGCGCACAATGACAAAGCCGCAATCGCCATCACGCAGCACCGCCATGACGGAAAGCTGCAAGAGCGTGACGAAGTCGTGCCGACGAAGGAAGTCGCACTTCGAGCACCAGTTGCGCCAGTAGCGTTCGATCTTCATGTCGAGATCGCGGTCGCCGGTGCGAGCTTGGTAGTTAAGCCGCCCGGCGACATACGTTGCGAACTTCAGAAGAAGCGAACGGATGGGAGGGAAATTGTCTGCGAGATCGCGAGCAGCTCGGATCAATTTGTATCGTTCGGTCGTGCCTGCGGTATCCTCGGCGCCGGACACGTTGCGACTGATGCCGCGTTTCGTGCTGTCAAGCGCAGAATCGAATCTCCCGAAGTTGCGCAGCTTGGCCTGCGAGATCATTCGTGACATCGCGGCCTGCGGGGAAATAAACGCAATCGCTTGGGTGATGAGGTCTTGTTTCATTTAAGGTAGCTGCGTAGGGAATGCTGTGACCGTGCGACGGACACGGCTTCCGTTTGCGGAAGATATTGCGGCGGTGAGTTCTTTGATGACCTGCGAGACCTCGCCCAGATTGGCGCGAGTGAATGACCGCCCGGCTATACTGTAGCTCGCTCCTGCCACGGCAATGGCTTCGAGACACTCGATATATTTTGCTTGCAAACCTTGCAGGGTCGCAAGCGGCAAACCGAAAAATGCTTTGTTGAGTCCCATTATTTAGTCGGTTGCGTCAACTCAAAGATCGGTATTCCCCAGCGTTCTTGCGCTCTGAGCGCGCAGTCGTGCAGTGCATCCAGCTTTTCAGAGAATTCAAGGAAGTCGTAGCTTACCCATGTCGGGATGTCACTTCGTTCGCGGCGGATTTCCCAAGTGACCGATGCGTGAATACCTGTGCCCCACATGCCCCTTTGCAGGATGTATCCCGCCGCCTCGATCCTTGATCGTAGTGTCTCGTAGCTCATTTTGCTTATGCCTCTCCCGTCGGTAATACGCCGGCAAGCATCGCTGCCGCGAGCGCGATGCATTCACAATCCCAAAGATGGTTCGGCTTGCCGCTGATGCGAACCCATCTTTGCTCGACCTGTTTTGTTTTTGCGTTAATCACATCTTTTTTTATTTCGGAGAGCATTTGCTTTCGGTATTCGTCGCTGACATCTCGCGGAACCTCCCACGCAACTGCGGTCTCGACCTGTCGTAATGCCGAGAGCTTATCTTTGACTCCTTCGTTTGCGAAAAAAAAGTATGCGGCCTTCAGCCCGTGCGATCCAGCCTGCGCCGCTTCGATCTTCGACACGAATCGTCGCACTCTGCGCTCCTGCGACTGATGCCAAAATCCGTCCTGCCCCGAACCGTGTGATGCCGTCCATCCGCGCCGCGCACAGTTCTCGTAGACCACAGGTGTGTCGTATCCGGCATCGACGACATTGCACCGTGCTGGCACTCCGTATTGCGTAGAGATCGCGTCGAGCGTCTCCCAAGTCAGTGGCCTGCTCTCGTGCAGAAGTCGCGACGATCCGTCTGCACGAAACGCCCGGACAACGCACCAGAAGTGGTCGCGCTGTTTGTCCACGGCCATAAACCGATGCACCTCGCCGTCGAGCTTTTGGCCTTCGACGTATTCGCCCTTGCTGTAGTCCGCGCACGCAATCTCTGGCATGTCGCTCGTGACCTCCTCCACCCAGACTTGAGCTTTGCGCTTTTGTATAAATTGTCGCAGCGGATCGGTGTTCCCGCTGTGCTTCGCTTCGTTGGCTTCCAGAAATTCCCTAACAAGCGAGAACCACGGAATCCACCAAACTGCGTAGGCCGGAATCTCGAATGACCGCACTCCCCGCACCGGATGCGGATTGAGCGGTCGGTAGCTGGCTGCGCTCGCAAGCGTGCGCCGCTCGCTCGCGTTGTCTCGGTATTCGGCCTTGCAATTCTCACAGGTAAGCCGGATCGAGTCCTGCAAGCGATCCCACAGCCACACCCCCTTTTCGTCCTTCGCATCGTTGTCCCAGGTGATCGCGTCGAATAGGTATCTCTGCCAGTGTTTGCAGGCCGGACACTCCCATCCGTAAACCTCCCGCGTTCCGCTCTCCCACTCCTCGCTCGACTCGTGCGTCGAGTCCCAGCCCTGCGAGACCAGCACGGTCTTGCGATTCCAACGGTCGTGATGCCTTGCCTTCAGCTCTCGGATCATGCCGTTCTTCCACCGCCACACTTCGTCACCGATGCAGTAGCGCATGGATTTTTCTTGCAGGTTTGTGATGTTCGCCCCTCCCGCGAAGAGCACCATGTGCGGGAACAGGATCGTCGTCTTGCGTAGCGCGTGACGGTCTTCCGGAAAGAGCGCATGCACCGGTTCGCACTCGCGGAAGATCGGAAGCAGTCTCGACTCCGTCCAGTCCTTGACCATGTCGTCAGTCTGGCCCACGAACAAAGTCGGCCCCGGCTTCTGCGCAACGATGAAGCACGCGAGCGTTTCCATGAATGTCGTTTTTCCAGCTCCAGTCGCAGCACGGATGAAGAGTTGCGTGGTCTCGTCGTCTGTCGCTGCAATCAGCGGGTCGTTCATCCACGGCGCAACATTGCGATCGAAGCGGCTCGCCCTGTCACTGGCAGGGAATCTCACGTTTGCCTCCGCCCAGTCCAACACCGTGCCGCTGTAAGCCAGCCGGATGCCCTGACATATTCCTTGCGCAAGTGGGTTCATTTCATTCCGAAGATTTGTTTTAACGCATCCAGATTCCCCGAAGGAGGAACCCGCTCGACCGGCTCGTCCTCTCCGTCGTGGAAAGCAATATCCCAAGTCGTGTCGAACAACTTGCGCAGCCCAGCCGCTGTCATCGTCACCGTGCCTTCACCGTCGAAGGTCGGATTCCGTGCCGTGTAGATTTTCCAGAGTTCTTTTTTTGTCATCGCTCGCATTTCACATGGATGCCGTAGTGAGACCCTTCAACAATAACGGCGCAGCCAAGCTTCGCCTTGAGATAGTCAGCCAAGTCTTCTTGATAGATTGGGCTTGGCGCGGCCTTGAGTATCGCTATCAGGTCTTCAACGATGATTGTTGATGAGGTGCGAATCGTGATGGCATATTCATCCATCAGCGATCCGTTCGGGCATTTAGCTCTATGCGTTGTTGTGTATGTGTTCATGTATGTTTCGAGAAAAGCCGCAGTTGGCGCAGTCTTCGCTCCAGTTGTCTGTTGTTGGGAAACTCAAGTCACCACCGCATTCGGGGCATCCTTGGTCTTGAAATAGCATCGTCTGCCTGCGACCCGTTGTCGATTCTTCAAGATATCGCACAAGGTCGTCAAGCCTGTCTTCGCCGCCGCGCATCCAGCCTGTTCCGTCGCAGGATTCTGCCCCTGCGTCATGCGCCATCCAGAGCATGCGCTCCGAGTTGACCCTGCCGACATGCACTCGTGGAAAGTTGTCCGTCCACGAATAGAGGTTGCGCCACTTCCATTCGGTTGACCCGCCGACAAAGATCACATCGGCATCTTTCGGCACGTGATAGGGAGTCATACCATCCTGCACTGCAAATGCAAGCGGGACATTCGGGATCATATCGCGGAGCTGTGGCGACCACTCATGCCATGAGATCATGGTTGCATCCATGTCGGTCACGACATCCGGCACAACAACCCACGACGGCTTGTGCGCGGTCTTCGACTTTTCGATGTGAGCGCGGAAGGCTTCGGCATTCCATGGCCGCTTATTCACCCACGCGCCATACGCGCCATTGTCGAGCGCGTAGGGCATCCAGCTTGGCGGCTTGCGCCACCCATCAGGCGATAGGAGCCACCCAATGCGCCCCTGATACTTGCCAGCAAGATATCCAATCTGTATGCCGGAATTGTTGGTAGGCATAACGATCATACCTTCTCGATCTCCTGTTTGATCTCCGCCAAAATCTGCTGAGTCCGTTCGTGCAGCTTCTTGCGAAGCGTTGCTTCGTCCAGCCCAGCCAAGGCGCCGCTCGCATCGTTCACTAACGCGGCGAGCTTCGCCGAGAAGATCGCTCCGATGCGGATTCCGGTTTCGCGCACGGAGGCAATCTCTACCAACTCGCCGCGATCGTGCTGAAGTCGAACACGGATGCGCTCGCTTTCGAGTAGGGTCTTTTCTAGTCGGGCTTCGTTTAACGTCGCCGGTGCCGCCTTGCCAGACGCTTTCAAATAATCATCGCGCCATTTTGTAGCCGCCTCGATCGAACTCGTCGGGCATCCAAGTTTCACCCATTTTGCCACAGCTTGCTTGGAGATTTTCCAAGCATCGCCGATGGCTTGATGGCTGACTTTGACAACCGAAGATTTTTTATTCATTCATACGAAAGTAACGAGTTCT